CAAATCTTCCTGCCGGTGATGGTCAGGAAGACAGAACATCATCGGAAACTAACCAGGAGAACGATATGAACGAAAAGGAGAAAGCAATAGCCGAGATCTTGGAGATCGTAGCTGGCGCAGGTATTGATCCTGAAGCTTTCAAGCAGAAACTTGATGCTGTCATCAACATTAAAGACGACAGTCAGACAACTGACGAGGACACCGAAGAGTCTAAGGCATTCGCCGAGGGCGTTGAGTACGGTGAGGAGAAAGAAAAGGAAGAGCCTGAGAAGCTAGATCGCGAGCATGAGTCAGAAGGCGAAGAGCGCTATCTAGAAGCGAAGGACGAGGCCGAAGACGAAGACGACGAAGAAAACGACCTAACCGCAGATGCAGAAGAGGCTCTAAAGTCCTGTGGCCTAGACGCTGACGATCCAGTGGTTAAAACCGCTTTCCAGCAAGGTTTTGCCTCAGGCGTCGAGTACGGTGAAGAGAAAGAAAAGGACGAGCCAAAGAAGCTTGACAGCGAGCATGAGTCAGAGGGCGAAAAGAAAGCCCTAGGACAAGACTCCGCAGCCAAGATTGGTGCCATTGTAAGAGCTCAGGTAGAAGCTAAGTTTGACGCCATTCAGGAAACAGCTCGTAGCTTAGGCAAGGTCCGCGTATCTGCATTTGACACCGCTGCCGATGTTTACAGAGCTGCTCTAAAGGCAGAAGGCGTAAACGTCAAAGGCCTAGCAAAGTCAGAGTGCCGCGCTGCTTACCGCGCTCTTATGATGGGACGTCAGTCAGCTAAGCGCGTGGCTGCAATGGACTCTAAGCCATACAAGCCAGATGCACTAAGCAAAATGCTAAACTCAATCAGAGTAGGAGAATAATATATGCCATTACAGAAATCAGTAGGTAATTCCTACGCACTAGGCGTGCCAGGTCAGCAAGTCGTAATCGGCCAAGCAGAATACCTAGCATATAACCCATTATCAGACGGCACCGTAAAGGCTGGCACATTCTGCTTTAAGAAAGCAGGCTCCGGCAACGGTGAGGTATTCGCTCATGCATCATTAACCGGTGCATCAGCAGCAGTTCCTTTAGGATTCGTTGAGCGAGTAGTTGACTCATACATCCCAACCGTAGGCGGTGACGCAACACAGGTATACCCAGCAGGTGCGGCGCTAACCGTAGCAATCCGCGGCCAGTACTACATCGAGGCTCCTGCAGCAATCGCATCAGACGGTCTAGGTGTATTCATTAACCCAACAACCGGAGCCCTCTCAATCGCTGCCTCAGCAGGCACCGGTGAAGTTGACACTGGCTGGACCTGTCGCCTTCCTAATGGTGGCTCATCTGCAGCCCAGGGCGACATCGTAATCGTTGAGAGATTTTAATTAAAAGGAGTTTTGAACCATGCCAAATTTATTCAGCATCGCTAAGGAGATGGGCATTTCAGCTCCTTACGCCAAGGGTTTTATGGCTTACGACGACGTAAACGGCCAGGTGGTAGTTAACGCTAAACGTACAGCAGCTCAGCTTGCTATGGATGCAGCATTAGCACCTAACGTAGGTATTCCAGCAGCGCTAAGCACCTTCTTATCTCCAGAGGTTGTTCCTGTTCTAGTCTCACCTAACAACGCAACCAAGTTGGCAGTAGAGACCAAGCGTGGCGACTTCACAACTGACTTTTATCAGTTCCCTGTTGAGGAGATCGTAGGTGGTGTACAACCTTACTCAGATTACGATCACGCAGTATCAACCGACGTTAACTACAACTATCCATCACGTGAGAATTTCAGATTCCAGACTTCAATCAAGTTTGGCGATCTTGAAGTTGCAAAGGCATCAGTAGCTAAGGTTGCTCTTGTGGCTCGCAAACAGCGTGCAGCCGCTTCAACCATTGCCAAGGCAGCTAACCGATTCTACTTATTCGGCGTTCAGGGTAAGGCTTTATACGGCTTATTAAATGATCCTAACTTAAATGCAACCATCTCACCTATTACCGTAGGTGCAAACTCAACCTGGGCAGCTAAGACCGCAGCAGACGCAGGCAACTCAGCTAACTTGGTATACGCAGATATCAACAAGTTAGTGAACGAGTTATCAACCAAGGCAGGTGGCTACTTTGATGCCAACTCACCTATGGTGTTAGGCGTTTCTAATACTAAGTTCCAGTACTTATCAATGGCTAACACCTACGGCGTAACCGCACTACAGTTGATTAAGGCTAACTACCCTAACCTAACCGTAGAACAGGTGCCAGAGCTATCAACCCCAGCAGGTGATATGTTGTTCTTAACCTTACGCGAGGTGGACGGCGTATCAGTAGCCGAGGCTGCATACTCTGAGAAGTACATCTTGGGCCGTTTAGTTGCTCATGAGTCAGCCTTCTCACAGAAGGCCTCAGCTGGTACTTATGGCGCTGTGATCAAGCAACCTGCTTTCATCGCAACCATGACAGGTATCTAACTAATACCTTTAACAACACATCCCATTAAGGCTCCAAGGAATTGGAGCCTTTTCATTTACGCAAGTCTTGGAGACTAAAGAATATGGCAACCAAAAAGACAACAACTACAAAAGCAGCAGGTCAGGTAGTCGGTGCAACAACAGACAGAGCTCAGGCTGAAGAGTTAACCGGAGCAGGTGTAGCAACCCTGCGCGTATCCCTTCGCCATCCCCATAAATTCGACGACCTACCAGACGGCAAAGGTGGCGTTAAGACTGTAGTCCTGCCAGGTCTAGACGACCATTTAAGAGGTAAGTCAAGCGGCATCTTAACCGCCGAAGGTAACGCCGTCTTCTTCCAGCTTCCACGTGAGGACTGGGAGACCATCAAGAAGATGCACGGACAGGAGCAGATGTTCCTACCATGGCACGGCAACCCTCCATTAGTGGCAGAGATTGAATCCGTGAACGCAGCTAAAGCAGGCGCATATAAAGATGACATCGAGGCTACTGACACAGGCTTAGCACCTCAGGACCCAGCCAAGTTGAATGTGACCGAGGCACCTAAGTCCGAATAGCAAAGGAGATAAAACATGGGCAGCGTAACGTTTAACTACGACGAGTTTATAGCAAGGTTCGTTCACATCGGCCAGGCAGTAGCAGAAGGTAAGCTCACAGAAGCAAGCGTGACCGCTGCTTATGACTCCATAGCGTCATGGCAGGGCGCAGACGATAACAGCCTCTATCCTTACGACCCTGAACACGGGATCACATTAAGAAAAGATGTGCTGTATCTCATGACCTGCCACGTTCTCACTCTTCAGCTGTGGTCGGGAACGGGCCAGAGCGGAAGGATCGCAAGTGCATCACAGGGCAGTATCAGTACAAGCTTTGATTTGCTAAAGTCAAGTAAAGATACACCTAATTATTGGTATCAGACTCCATGTGGGCAACAGTTCTGGATGATGACATCCGCATACAGAAAGGGTGGTCGCCTTTTTGGTGCCAATAACTATCATCCATGGGGGTAACAGTGTCGACACTGGAGATCAAGCTACCTAATTTCGAGAAGCTGCAATCGCAGGTCAAAAAGGTAGGCAATCAGAAGGTCAAGATAGGCGTCCTCGAAGGCGCCACTTATCCTAATGGCACCCCAGTATCCAAGGTAGCAGCCTATCTCGAATACGGCTGGACTCAGACCGTCACAGCGAAGCAGCGTGGGTGGCTAGCTGCAAACGGCATCTATGTTAAACCAAGCACCGTTTTAAGCTCACCAGCCCGTCCGTTCTTTGAGGCTACTTATAAGGCTAACCGTAAGAAGTGGATAGAGCTGGGTCAGAGCGCCTTGAAGGGACTAACCGATGATCCAGGTCAGGCACTAAACAAAATAACCCAGGCTTTAACGCTTCTAGGTCTAACCGCCCAGCAAGATCTGCAGGATGCGATCATAGACGGCGGCGTAGGCGGTTCGAGCTTCGCGGTTCGATCACCCATGACCATGGCCCTATATGGCAACCTCATGCGCGCAGGCGGTCATAGAACCGACGGAACGCCTAACCAGACAACCAGACGCAAGCCTTTATATAAGTCTGGCATTTTAGAGGGCTCGATAGCCTTTGAGATCGTGAAGGAGTAAAACCCATGAGCATGAATTTACATGCGATAGTACGCGGAGCAATAACCCGCGTCCATGACGATCAGCCCTTCTCGATTTTGCGAAGCCTGCCAACCACAGTGGTCAACGGCGTAAGGGTCTCGCAGTACGAGAAGATAGACGGCTTCATGGGCAACTTCCAGAGCGAAGGCGATGCGGTGCTGAATTACTCCAACAACGCCGCCCAGAACACCATCGTGCGCCGTCTATACCTCTACGCCACAGACGACAGAGCAACCAGACCATGGACCATCTACAGGCCCCTGGCAAGAAGCGGCGATTACGTCATCAACGCTAAAGGCGAATACTGGAAAGTCGAAGCCGTGGTGGAAGATTTCTCGGACGATGGCTGGGAGCAGCTACGCGTGACCCTCCAACAGACTGACCCGAAGCTTTCTATAGTAGAACCAACACCGGACCCAGAGCCGGAAGAGCCAGCTGAGGAGGAACCAAATGAGTGATTCAATCTCATATCAGTATAGGAACCTTCACACCGCGCTCTATGAATTTTTAACAACGTACATAACTCCAGCGATTGAGCCAACTCAAGTCCTCGCAGGTGACCAGCAGAACATGGTGCTACCTGAGAATGAAGACTATATCATATTTACTATAGTCTCTCAGATGCGACACGGAACCACCTCCGAGAATTACGACCCTGACGGAGAGACGCTGTCGCTGCATGAGCTCAACGAGGTGGTGGTCAAGGTTGACTGCTACGCAGATAGCACCAACTCAACCCAGGACGACGCAATCCTCAGAGCTCAGATAAGGGCCAACAATTTAAATACATTATTTAGGTCAAGCGTAGCTCCTGACTTTTTTAAGCGCTATGGCATATCAGCGTTATATGCAGACGACGCCCAGAACACCACACTGGTGAGCGACTCACAGCAATATCTGCACCGCTGGACCGTAAACCTTCATCTTTGCTTTAAGTCCTCAGTAGTTGTACCACAACCAGGTTTCACGAAGATGGGCGTCAAGATGAACTCAATTATTACAGCAGCCGAGGCAGAAGCAGACCCGATAGCGGCGGGAAAGCTCCACGTCGCTGACGTTGACGTAAAAATACCTAACTAACAACCAGGAGAAATAAAATGGCGATTTCAGCATCCCAGATTGTACAAGTCCTGCCTCGAATCCTTACCGGAACCGGCAACGACTTAGTATTCAACGGCATGGTCCTAGACGATAACGTCTTATTGCCTGCCGCCACACCTCTTTCATTCAGCTCAGCAGATTCCGTCGCTGAATACTTCGGAACTTCATCTGATGAGTACAAATTCGCTGCCGTTTACTTTGGTGGCTACAACAACTCGCAGATAAAACCAAGCCTTTTATACTTTTACAGACTAACCCCGGAGGGCGCTGCTCCATTTGTGCGTGGCAAAACCTTATCACCAGCCGCAGCCTTAGCCGCAATTAAGGCAGTAAACGCAGGTGATATCACCATAAGTCTATCAGGCACTGAGTACACCGCAACAGGTATCGACTTCTCTGCCGTAACCTCATTAAGCGATGCAGCCTCAGTCCTACAGACCGCATTAACCGCCAAGGGTGCAGGTGTAACCGTAGGATACAACTCAGTGAATGACGCCTTCACCATTACCTCAGCCGAGGTAGGTGAGCAGGAATCAATCACCGTGCCAACCGGTACCGCCGCAGTAGCCCTAGGCTTCAATGAAGAGACTGCAACCGTATCAGCAGGTGAAGACGCAACTGACGCTGTAGGCTCAATGACCAACCTGACCCGTCAGTTCCAGAACTTCGTAACCTTTACCACTCTGGCAGAACCTGAAGATACCGATGCCTTAGCACTAGCAAGCTGGGTATCATCCCAGGCCAACGCTGGTACTATGTACTTATACGTTTGCTGGGACAGCTCCAAGGCAAACCTTGATGCAACCAACACCACTGTGATTGCTGAGCAGATCAAGACATTAAATGCAACCGGCACCACCGTAGTATACCCAAGCTACAAGATTGCAGCCTTCGTAATGGGCACCGCGGCATCCATCGCATGGGACCAAACCAACGGAACTATCACCTTCGCATTTAAGGCTCAGAGCGGCCTAGCAGCTGACGTGACCGACACACAGCATAGTGTCGCTTTACTTGGTCACGGTGTTAACTACATCGGCAACTACGCAACAAGAAACGACAACTTCGTCTTCTTCTACAACGGTCAGATGTTCGGCGAATGGGCATGGATAGACACCTATCTAAATGCTTGCTACTTATGCAACAAGTTGCAGGTTCAGCTCATGGCCATGTTCACCAGCAATCGCCGAATTCCTTACACCTCAGCAGGATACGCAATCATCCGCGCCAACTGCAGAGACGTTATCGAAGCTGCGATCAATAATGGTGTGATCAACATCGGCGTTTCATTATCTAACGCCCAGAAGTCACAGCTCACCTCCGAGCTAGGTGGTGACTTCTCAGACGAGATCTACAACACCGGTTATTACTTACAGATTCTCGACGCAACCGCCCAGGCAAGACAGCAGCGTGTATCACCACCATGCAACCTGGTGTACACCTATGGCGGCGCAGTTCAGAGATTGACCGTACCAGCAATCGCAGTGGTTTAAGAGGAGGCAACTAAATGAGCTTTGACATTACTAGCGCCAACGCAACTTTAATTCTAACAGTCGAGGACCTCTACCCAAGCGGTGTTAAAATCGAGGGTTTCGCAGCAGACAGTAGCTTCGCCATGGACGATGACACTATCGCTGAAACTCACATGGGTGTAGACGGCAAGCTGACCGCAGGTTTCACTCCGAGTGAAAAGAGCGTAACCATTACCCTGGACGCAGGCTCTCCATCTTATGAGGTGCTCTGCAACATTTATAACACTTCTAAGACCAACAGGACTGTGTTAGAGACATCCATGCAGATCACCGTACCTGCCCTTGGGAAGGAGTTCAGTCTAAAGAACGGCGTAATGGTAACAGGTCACCCATTACCAAGTGGCGAAAAGGTTCTAGGCAATACCAACTGGACCTTCCACTTCGGTAAGTTTGACTCATCAACCATCTAAAAAGAATCGTCCAAAAGACGCGCGTAAGTTAAGCCCTGCTTCACAGTGGGGCTTTTTTATTTGAGGACTAAAAAATGAGAACAACTAAAAACATAACCATTACCGATAATGGTAATAACTACAATTATGTTCTAACCAAGATGTCAGCATTAAGCTTGCAGAAATGGACCGCTCGAGCATTCGCCGTGCTGATTGAAACAGGTATCTTAGAACAGGAAGCTGTAAGCAACGATTTCTTAACCAACCTGAAAACCGTATTCTCTAAATTCGATGGCGATACTTTAAGCTGTCTAGGTCGAGTCAACTGCGACAAGCTCGATGCGCTATTGCTGGATCTTATAGGCAAGACCGCAGAACGAGTGGTCGGCGCAAGTAAGATTAAGGTTACTGAAACAGATCTTGAAAGCACTCTTGAGAACTTAAGCTCTCTATTAGAGCTCGAAAAGGAGTGCCTCTTTATAAATTTTCCGATGTTTGCAGCCGTCAAGCCGTTAGACTTCCAGCCCTCAGACCAGACGGAAAAACCTATTACCAAACAGCGAACATTGATAAGACCTTCTCGATCTTAATCGCTAACAGGCTCGCGACTCTACGCGAGCTTGAAGAGTACTACTCTATCGACGATGCGCTGGATATCTTAGAGTGCTGGGCTGTTAACCAGTACAACAAATACATAGCCAATCAACCGGACAAAAATAAACTACCCAAGAGGTTCTAAGCTATGGCTTCAATTTCCGATACCATATTCATAACTTTAGGCCTTAAGACCGCAGACTTTAGTAAGTCGATGGATAAGGCTAAAGATAACGTTAAAAAGACCTCATCCGAGCTAG